TTCTGGGATGCCCGAGAAGAGGTCAGCGTTTTAGAACAGAAAGCTACTAACCCCAGCAAAATAGAAAAACTGTTCGGTGGTAAATCGGTTGAAAGTCAGGCATTAGAAACTACCCTCCACAAGCAGAAAGCGGTTCAGCTCGAGAAGGATTTAAAAGACCTTTTCTATTGGACGGGGAACGCAAATCTTTGGCACGACATGCTTAAAGAGCGGACTAAAATACGCAATATGCGTATCGCCCAAGCTAGAGAAAAAGCGCAGTCCAGAGCGGCAATGATCGATATTGTGGCGATTGTAGGCACTTTTTCAGCTCTTTTTGTTGCAGCGATGTTAATTATTAATGTGGTAATAGAATGATTGAATTTCAAACAGGGTTTAACATCTTTCTGGCAATCGTAAGTTTTGGCGGCGGCTGGCTGGTCAACAGGGTTTTTGTGTTGCTCGATAGAATTGATGCGGACATGAAGCAAATACCCGAGAAATATGTTGCCAAGGATGATTACCGCGAAGACATTCGAGAGATCAAAGAAATGCTCGGCGCAATATTTAAGCGCCTAGAAGGTAAGGCTGACAAATGAAACTTGATCCCGTACTTCTTAATATGGCCTGTAGCTGGGCTATGAAGGCTTACAATGACAAGAACAAAGACGCTATTAAAATCGAAAGTAAGTGGACATCTACTACAGTATATATAGCCAAGCGTAAGTCCATAGACATCATAGCCTTCAGGGGTACACAACAGGGAAGGGATTGGCTGACAGATGCGCTCGTAGTCCCCGTGCCATACGCGGGTAGGCTGTGTCACGGTGGGTTTGCTATGGCTCATAGGTCAGTCTGGAAAGAAGTTAGGAAACACATTGACCCTAAGAAACGCACCCTAATCTGCGGTCATAGCCTCGGTGGTGCGTTGGCAGAGCTGTCTGCCTCTATGTTGAACGGTAAACACGACAACATAAACTTGATTACCTTCGGTAAGCCGAACGTGTTCTTCAAGGGCTTCAAGAAGCCAATGACTCTTGATAATCAAATCTCCTGTGTGCAGGGCAGCGATATGGTGGCTAGAATTCCACGCTTTTGCTACGGCCCTTCAAGCTCGCAGACTATGTTGTACTTCAGCAATACCGGCCCTGACTACATAAATCCCAGCAAAGACACCAGAGTTGCTGACAGGGGGGATCTGAAAGACCGAATAGCTGACCACATGATGGACGGCTACAAGGATAGGCTAAAAGAGTTTCTGGATGAGCAAGAAGCACAGTCCAAGAAAGTGGTGCAAATTGCTAGGGACAAAGAACTAGCCTGTAAAGAATTGGAGGATATGGCGAATGAAATGTTTATTAAAGATTAGCTTTTTAGCTGTTTTCACGTTGTCTAGCTGTACGTCTGTTCAAGGTGTAATCGACAACAAAGAACTGTACTGCAATGACTTCTATAAAGGCATTCGCGCTGTTGGCCGGTCTGCCTTGTCTGCTACGGCTGGTGTGGTAGTGCCTGATGTCTGTGACACAATAGACGATATTGTCGCGGAGGAAAACGCCGATGGCGTAGACAAAAGCGATAGCTGATCTTAGGTTAATCATCCAACTGGTGCTGCTATTCAAATGAAACTAGGCTCTCTGCTCAAATCTCTCGCTCCCACGGTAGCTTCTGCTGCTGGTGGGCCTATGGCCGGTATGGCAATCAAGATGGTTGCCAGTAAGATCGGTGTCCCAGATGCTGGGGTTGAGCAGATCGAGAAGATACTGGAAACGCAGCCAGAGAAGGCGGTGCTTGTAAAGCAAGCAGATACGGACTTCAAAGATCGGATTCGAGAGCTTGAGATTGACCTTGAGTCGTTTAAGACTGAGGTCGAAGACCGAAAGGACGCTAGGCGCGTGTTTGGGGATGACCCGACACCGAAGATATTTGCCGTAATTAGCCTGCTGGGCTTTCTTGCTTATATCTTCATGGTGACCATACAGCCGCCTGACGCCAATGATGACGGGGTGGTTAACCTCGTATTAGGATACCTTGGAGGGCTCGTGAGTGGCATAAGCGCCTTCTTCTTTGGTGGTAGTAATGGAAAAAATAAATAGAATGCTCCGTCTCCACGAGGGGGAAATCAAAACTAACGGCAGACACAGGATATATAAGGACCCAGAGGGTTATTGGACTGTAGGAATAGGCCGCTGCGTAGACCCAGAAATAGGCCTTGGTTTATCAGATGATGAGGTAGATTATCTGCTATCAAATGACATAAACAGGGTTGTGAAAGAGCTGGGAACAGAATTTAGTTGGTTTTCTTCGCTCAATGAAGCTCGTCGTGATGCTATGATAGACATGTGCTTTAACCTAGGAATGCCTCGTTTGAAGGGCTTTGTAAAAGCCCTAGCTGCAATGGAAGATGAGAATTATGAGGTCGCGTATGTCGAATTTATGAATTCTAGGTGGAGTAAACAAGTGGGACAACGGGCTGACCGTTTGTGCAACATGATACGAAGCGGAGAGTATCCCAATGAGTTTCTTCAAGCTGACGCTTAAGCCGGGAATTGATAAGCAGAACACAGAATACGGCGCAGAAGGAGGCTGGACTAACGGAGACAATATTCGTTTCCGTTACACTCTGCCTGAAAAAATAGGCGGCTGGACCTATTTCAACACAAGTGCCAACTACCTAGTTGGCTATGCAACTCACCTGTTTTCATGGGCCTCCTTGGCCGGAACTCCTTTTTTAGCCATTGGCACAGATAGAAAGGTTTATGTCAGCACTGGCGGCGCGTGGTATGACATAACGCCTTTGCGAGCTACAACCGCAGCAGGAGACGTGACTTTCGCAGCTTCTTCTGGTTCAGCGGTTATTACAGTTACAGATGCCGCTCACGGGGCCGAGGAAGGAGACTTTGTTACCTTTTCTGGCGCTGCCTCACTTGGCGGTCAAATCACAGCGGATATTCTTAACTCTGAATATCAGATCACTGAAGTAGTTGATTCTGCTACATATAAAATTACCGCTCCCGTAAACGCTGACGGCAGCGATACAGGTAATGGAGGGGCCTCTGTTGTAGGCGCTTATCAGATAAACGTAGGCTCAGACACCACGTTTTTTGATTATGGTTGGGGCACAGGCACATGGGGAGCAGGCACGTGGGGCACCGCTAGAAGCACTTCTGAGGTGGAGTCTTTGACTTCTCGATCTTGGCAGTTTGACAACTTTGGCGAAGATTTAATTTTACAGTTGGTCAATGGGACGGTCTATCAATGGAGCCCCACAACTGACGGCGTAGGAACAAGAGCTTCTGCTATCTCAGGAGCTCCCACAGCAAGCACTTTTGCTCTGGTATCAAGTCCAGATAGGCATTTGGTTTGTTTTGGGACGGAAACAACTGTTGGAGACCCCACCACTCAGGACCCAATGTTTGTGCGGTTTTCTGATCAGGAAAACATAGGCACCTTTACCGAGACTGCGACAAATACCGCAGGCGGGCAGAGGCTATCTGACGGCACTGAGATTGTTAGCGCCATTCGATCCAGAGGCCAGATACTAATTCTCACCGATACGTCACTGCATGGCATGCAGTATATTGGTCCTCCGTATACTTTCGGTTTCCAACAACTGGCAGCTAACTGTGGCTGTCAGGGCCCGCATGCTGCGGTAGATGTGAATGGTTTGGCCTTTTGGATGGGTAAAGAGGCTTTTTATGTCTTTGACGGCACCGTTAAAAAGCTCCCTTCTACTGTTCAGGATTACGTTTTTAGTGACATAAATCTTGTTCAAAAGACCAAGGTATTTGCTGCTTTGAACACTGATTTCAACGAAATTACTTGGTTCTATTGCAGTCTTACTAGCGACTACATTGATCGATGCGTGACGTTTAATTATCTTGAAAACGTGTGGTCTATAGGCACTCTCGCTAGAACTACGTGGCAGGATGTGGGGGTCTTTGAAAAGCCTATTGCGGCGGAATACTTTCCGACCAGCACAGCAAGCACCGTCAGCACTATCTATGGCCTCACCGCTGGAAGGACCTTGGTTTATAATCAAGAAGACGGCTATAACCAAGCAGATGGGACGGCTATCTCCGCTTTTATTGAGTCTGGGTACTTTGACATCGGTGAGGGCGACAATATGGTCCTGATGCGTCGGTTCATACCTGACTTCAAGGATCAGCAGGGAGACGTAACAGTTAATTTGTTCTTGAGGCCATATCCTCAGGCAGATGCAACGCCGAGCTCCTTGGACCCGTATACGGTGAGTCCCACTACGCAAAAGGTGGACACTCGGGCGCGTGGTAGACAGATATCGCTTAAAATGACCAGTAGCGACATAAATAGCTGGTGGCGATACGGTACTCTGCGCGTTGACTTGCAACCGGATGGTCTCAGATGAGCAAAATACAAAATGTTCGTTTACCTAATGCAGTTGCAAACGAGTATAGCCCAGAGCAGTTTAACCAACTGGTGCGTTCTCTTGAGCAGGTAATCCTTCAGCTAAATAGCACGTATACGCCGATAACCACGGAAAACCTAGTCATTGCTAACACGTGGTTTGAATCAAGAGGAGATGAAACTTTGACTGGCCCAATATCAACATATCCGTCTGGACCCGCAGGTGATGCGTTCGGACGCATGCGGACCAGTCAGCCTGTTACGCTTTTTGATAGCCAAAGCCGTTATCAGGACTCTGGTAATTTTGACACTTCAACATCAGGCAGTGGTTCTACCAGCTATAGCGCGGATGCCAGCACTACCTCTTTAACAATCACGACAACCTCTGGTGATGAGGTCATTCGGGAAAGCCTTAGGGTATTTCCGTATCAGCCGGGAAAAAGCCTGCTGGTAATGAATACGTTTGTGTTTGACGAGGCTAAAACCAACCTACGCCAGCGAGTAGGCTATTTTGGGGCTGAAAACGGTGTTTACCTAGAGCAGGATGATGACACCATTTATATGGTCATGCGGAGCGATGTCACGGGCTCTGTGGTCAATACCCGAGTCGCTCAGTCCAGTTGGAACGGGGACACCTTTGATGGTAACGGAGCCAGCGGGATTACGCTTGATCTGACTAAATCCCAGATTCTGTGGCAAGACTTTGAGTGGTTAGGCGTCGGTTCGGTTCGTTGTGGCTTCGTCATTGATGGTCAGCTAATTGTGGCTCATACCTTCCACAATGCGAATGTTAATGATGCGGTATACATGACAACGGCTATCCTGCCCATTCGTTATGAGATAACCGCTACAGGCACCGTGGCTTCTGGCTCTACGCTTAAGCAGATATGCTCGACGGTAATCTCCGAGGGCGGATATCAGGAAAAGGCCATAAAAAAAGTGGCCAGAATGACGACAGATACTGCTATCGGAACCAGTTTTGAGCCGCTGGTAACCATAAGACTGGCCTCTGACAGGCTAGATTCGGTGATCCTGCCTGCGGGCATTCCTGTGCTGCCCAGTGGAACCAATCCAGACAACTATGAGATTGCGATTATCAAAAACGCCACGTTAACTGGGGCGTCCTACAATACAACAGATTTTGCCAATTTTGACTATGATGTTACTGCCTCCGCTCTTACTGGAGGCACTATCGTTCACGTTGAATACATAAGCGGCACAAATCAAAGCGCCTCGGGCATAGGGACTACTTTTGACTACAATTTTGCATTGCAGCTAGGCAGGACTATTGCGGGCACAAGCGATACACTGACGCTGGCTGCTCGTGTATTTGCAGGCAATAACGACATCATAGGCTCGTTTGAAGTCTATGATTTGACATAGGTGAAGCATGGCTAATCGATATTTACACGATGTTTCGATCCCCAGTGCGGCGACTGAGACAACAATTTACACCGTGCCTGATGCGACAACTGCAATTATGCGGTCCTTGCGTGTAACGAATGCCAATACCTCCAATGCCTCGATTACTGTAACTCAGTATGATTCGGGCAGTGGAACCACGCACTATTTGTTAAAAAACAAGGCTTTAGCCTCAAATACGACGATTGATGTATTTAATGGGGTGCCTTGTGTTGTTGAGGAAGGAGACATCGTGAAAGTCACGTCAACCGTGGGCACGGTGCATTTTTACCTGTCATACCTTGAGGTGGACAGGAATTGATAAACCATTGATAATGTAACAACTTCGCATCTCCCGATGCGCGACCTCTTGTGGGTCTTTTTCACTATTGACAGGTGCAAAACACATGGCAGAAGCGATGTCGGGAGCAGCGATGGGACTCCCCGAACAAAATCCAGTCGATCAACTGACCCCAGAAAATCTGGCGGCTTTCGAGCAGCTCCGCCAGCAAGTCTCGCCCCAAGAATTTAGCAAGGACCTTCTTGATTCAGCTTCAGAGGCTGATCCTCAGGCCGTTGCTGAGTTCAAGGCAGAACTTCGTGATCTTGAGCTTCCCCCAGAAGCTATGGACGCGCTTAATCAGATGGTCGATGAAATCCTAGCGTCCCCACAGAATTATCCGCAAATCAGAGAGAAGTATCTGGCGCAGGACATTCCTGAGGACCTGCTTCCTCCTGTGTTTGATCCAGAGTTCTTTGCTGCCCTGAACATGGCAGTTGATGAGATACGAGCTTCTTCTCCTGCTCCACAGCCTGAACCACAGAATTTTGCCCGTGGCGGAATCGCTGAACTTAAGCCTATTGCAGCGGCCATGGCTCAACAGGGTCGTTATGGCGATACGATGCTGGCCCATATTTCACCACGTGAGGCTATGGTTTTACGCCGGATGGGTGGTAGCGGCACAATCAATCCTGTAACCGGACTGCCTGAGTTCTTCAAAAAGCTGTTTAAAGGCATAGGAAAAGTCTTCAAGAAGATTGGCAAGGCAGTTAAGAAGTTTGCCAGTTCTACCGTTGGTCGGATTGTTACCTCTATCGCTCTGGGCTTCTTTTTGGGGCCAGCAGCCGCATCTTTGCTGGGGGTTACGTCCTCAGTAGGCGTGGCAGCAGTCTCAGGCTTCGTGGGCGGTGCAGGTTCAACCTTGGCAGCAGGTGGTAATCTGAAAGATGCTCTCAAGACGGGTGCTATCGGTGGTCTGACCGCAGGCGCAATCGGTGGCGTAGCAGGCGGTGCGGAAGCCTTTCAGGCGGGAAGCTATCAGGGCGCAACTACAATTAGCGGTCAGGTAGAAAAAGCACGTGACTTCTTTACTGGCGCAGGCGATTCAGCACTTCCCGACGTGGGAGAGTCAGCAGCCGAAGCAGCCAGAGGCGACGTGGTAGGAGGCACTGAGAGTGTTTCTAAGGTCTACGCTCCTGAAATGGTGGATACCGCTGGCATAACACGGACTCCTATGCAGCAGGCTGGAGCACAGGCTTTCCCTGCCCAGCCCAACAATTTAGCAGGCATTACGCGGACTCAACTGCCTCCTTCTCCGGCTCAGGTCATGCCCGGCGATCCTTTTGCTGCTCCCGGCGGTGCAACTATTCGACAAGCAGGCGAAAGAACTGCTGCACAACAGGCCGCAGTAGACAGAGCCACAGCAGCCAGAGCGGCTGCTCCAACGGCTCAAGGCATAGCCACTTTGCCCACTGAAGGTGTGACAGGCGTCCCGACTCAAGGGCCACTGGCAGACTTGTTGAAGCCCACAGCCAAAGATTTCAGGTTCTATGAGGCTGGTAGAGGGGCCGCAGGCGAAGTAATGCCCAAGCCTAGCTTCCTGAGCCGAGTTACGGACCCAGTTAAGGATTTCCTAAGTCCAAAAGCCAGAGCAGCAGTGGGACAGGAAAGAGCTCTGACACAGGCCGCAGACAAGTTTTACGGAGGCTCCCGTGCCGCTTTGAATGAAGCAATTCGTTCTAATGCGGTTCCTGACGTGGTGACTGACTTTATAGCCCAGAACTCAGGCGGCATGCTCTACAAATACGGCCCGTTGGCCGCTGCTGGAGTTGGTGTCATGAGTCTTCTCGGTGGAGAGGAAGAGGGCAGCGTTCCAGCAGGATGGGAAGACTTTGCAGCGGGAATCAGCCCCGGTGCTCGACTCTTGGCAGAGCAGCCTAGTCGTTACGGGCTTAGCTTTGGTGGCACTCAAACGATGTCTCCAACCGCTATGTATACGCCTTATAGCTTCTATTCTCCACGAAAAGCCGCAAAAGGCAGCTCCCCGCAGGGAGAAACCAAGTTTCCGCGTAAAAACGGTCATATATCAGGGCCGGGAACAGGCACTTCAGATGATATCCCTGCTATGCTGAGTGACGGAGAGTTTGTGTTCACTGCCAAGGCAGTGAGAAACATGGGCAACGGATCAAGAAGATTGGGTGCTAAGAAAATGTACGCGCTAATGAAACGATTGGAGGGCCCTAAGAATGGCTGATATTTCAACCACCACGCAGATAATGCGTGAGGCCCCCGAGGTCGAAGCCTATAAGCTCGGTCTCCTGCAAGAGGCCCAACGTCTATATAACCAGCCCATGATGACGGTTCCTACCGTTGCAGCAGGGCTGGCTCCAACTGAGCAGCAAGCAATTGATTTTGCCAAGCAGGGCGTCGGAGCCTTTGAGCCTTACATTCAGGCGGGTGCTCAAGGCCTTACTCAAGGTATGGACATTGCCCAGCGTGGAGCTTTGGCGGCTGGAGCGATCCAGACAGCGCCCCAGTATCAAGCGGCTCAGGAAATGCTGGGCAGAGCAGTGCCTGTCATTGGACAGGGCATAGGCGGCATCCTTGGTTCAGCACAGGCTTACGATCCTGCTTCTGCTCAAGCGTTCATGAATCCGTACCAAGAGCAGGTGACTCAAAACGCTCTAAGAGAAATGCGTCGTCAGGCAGATATCGCAGGCCAAGGGCAGGCTGCCCAAGCGGTAGCAGCAGGTGCTTTTGGAGGCACTCGTGAAGGAGTGCAGCGCGCTGAAACAGAGCGTGGCGTTCAAGACCTGATGATGCAGCGAATCATGCAAGATTACGCACAGAACTATTTACAGGCCCAACAGGCTGCCCAAGGTTCTTTTGAAGCCCAGCAAGGTCGTCAACTGGCCGGAGGTCAGGCTTTGGGTCAGGCAGGCATGCAGTTTGCCAATCTAGCGCAAGGAATCGGTGGCCTCACTGCCCAACAGGCAGGCGTTGACCTTTCCAAGGCTTCTACTCTGGGTCAGCTAGGCGGCCAGTTTGGCTCTCTGGGCACTCAATACGGTGCTTTGGGTCAGGCCACTCAGCAGCTAGGCGCGGAAGACACAAGACTACTTGCTGGTCTGGGCGGTCTGGAGCGTCAGGCAGAGCAGGCACAGCTAGACGCCATTCGCGCAACTCAACTGCAAGAGCAAATGGCTCCTTACCAGCAGTTGGGCTTTGTTTCAGATATTTATCGAGGGGCGCCAACTACGCAGATGTCATTGACCTCTGCCAGTGCCCCAAGCGCCAGCCCTCTTCAATCCGCTATCGGACTGGGTGTAGCAGGTCTTTCTGCCGCGTCAGGCGCTAAAAACCTAGGACTATTGTAGGAGCTTCCATGGCTAAGAAAGATAAAATGCAGATGGTAGACGACGATCAGATCGAAAACGTCGGCATCATGTCTGGGTTCATGGACGATCTTGATGAAGTCATGGCCGAGATTGAGGAAGAAATGAAGGGTAAAGAGGGTGATTCCAGCGACATGGCCGGAATCATGAGCCGTCAACCTGATTCTCCTGAAATCCTGATGAACAACTTACGGGGAGACTACCGCTCAGTAGAGGCTCGCCGTGAAGAGCTTGCTGATCTTGTTGGATATGACAATGCAGCGGAAACTCCTGATGATGTTTTGGCGTTGCTGCAACCAGTATTGGCGCAGCAAGGTATCGCTTCCTTAGGTGGTATGCCCCCAGCACCCCCAGAGGCGGCAATGATGCCGCCTGCTTCTATGCCACCGGGTGCTCCACTGCCCGGTGGCGTAGCTTCTTTGCCCATGGACCAAGGGCCAATGCCTCCTATGCCAATGGCTAAGGGCGGGGAAGTGAAATACTTTCAAGAGGGCGGTGACGCATCGACCACCACTACTGAGAGCACAATGAGCTACTCAGACTATCCTCCTGAGTTGGTAGAAAGAGCAAAACAAATCTATTTGCAGGAGTTTGCTCAAGGACCCACTGAAATTCCTATCCCTGACCTAATGACGCGAACCAAGGAGCTACAGCCCCAGTTCGCTGAACTGCTGGGCACAGGAGACAAAGAAACTGCCCGTGGTCAAATGATGCTGGATATAGCTCAGGCAGCACTGAATTTTGCTGGAAACGTCGGTCCAAGCGGTCAGCCTTTGGTCGGTTCAATGGCCTCTCGATTGGCTGGAGCAGCCAGTCAACTTCCTGCTCAGATAGGTGCCCGTGTTTCAGAGGCCCGCAAAGGCGAGCAGCAGGCAACTCTTGCCGCATTGCAGCAAGCTCAGTCTGAAGTAAGCGCCGCTCAAGCACTGAGTGCAGCAGAGAAAGAGCGTTATTTTGACGTTCTGGAGCAGGCAGCCAAGTCAAAGAGCTTTAGGACCCTGACCACGAAAGAGAAAGAAAATCGAAGTCTGGACGTTAATCGAGCTTGGCAGGTAGATCAAACCGGAAAACTATATGCTCCCGGTGGTCAACCTCCTGCAAATATCAACGTGAACTCTGGCGAGACCTATGCAGAGGCGTTGGCTAAATACCTAGCTGAAGACGACAGAGCACTGGTCAACACTGCTCAGAAGTCCGTGAGCAATCTGTCCAAGATAGACCAGACGCTCAATAGTCTCCTGAATGAGGATATCAACACAGGTATTGGTGCTAACTTCTTTACCACGTTTGATCGTCTGAAAGGTCAGTTTGGAGCAGATGAACTTGCCGCAAACAGGGTTACTCAGGACCAGTTCCTAGATTCATTACTGGGATCAGCCGTATTTGAGCAGATTGGAGCTCTTGGAATTGGGGCCAGAGGTCTGGATACCCCAGCAGAAAGAGAGTTCTTGAGAGAGGTCCTGACAGGTACAAGATCGCTGTCTAAACAAACCTTGTTAGAAATGACTGAGGCGCGTAGAAACAGGGATATTCAAAACATTCAGCTTTACAATGACCGCGTTGAACGCGGAGACCTTGATGCCTATTTCGATATAAGAGGCGGAGAGAAGCGTAAGCTAGAGATTCCAGAGCCCCCAGCCGTGAGAACGGAAAGCAAAGAGGATGACATTCCTCCCGTCCCTGAAGGCATAGAGTATGAGGTCTGGATAACCAAGCCAGAGGGCATGATTTGGCCGCTTTGGGAAGAAAAGATAAGACGAGATCAAAGACGCGGATAATTTCGTTATGTCGAATGAAACAGCAGAAGTAGATTACAGCGGACAACTGAGCCCAGCCGATTACGAGAATTACATGGCGGGTAATTTTGGTGCCATGACTGATCAGGGCATCGATATCGTAACGGGCGCCTATACGCCCGGTCTTATCCCCTCGGCCATCAATAAGATGGGCGAGGCAGCAGAAGTAGCTACTGGCGTTGCAAGAGACGTGGGCGACTGGTTTGCAGGCGCCAAGGTCCAATATCCTAATCTCCCGATTGCAGGCCACGAGAATCTGGGGCTAAAAGCCTCTGCTGGTCAGCAAGCACAGCTCATGACCTTGATTACGTCTACTCTCGATCCTGATCGATTGGACTCTGGGATCAAGGAAATCTTTCCCGGCGCTATGACCATGCGGGATAGCTTTGGCAATGTTATTGCTTCCGTTCCCAGTATCGAGAGAGGCAGAGTGCAAGGATGGAAGACCTTCTATCCCAATCCTCGAGGTCTTGATATACCTACCGCAACTCAACTCACTGGAGCGGTTGCGCTTGCTCAAGTGCTAGAGCCTGCGGTAGCTGCACTTGGAGTGCCTTCTGTTATGGGGGCTGATATTGTTACCGTTGGACTGGGAGAGGGTGCACTTATAGAGGAGCTCTCTGCTCTTTCTTCAGGTGAGTCATTCAATCCTTTTGTTGCAGGCGAGAGCGGGGCATGGGCAGGTGCAGCCTATGGTTTTGGCAGGATTCTTTCCTCACTAGGCGGAAAGATGGCGAGCCTGTTTAGAAAGAACCCTACCAAAGTGGTGAATAAGGATTCCCAACTCACCAAAGAGGCAAAAGATTACCTTAAGAGTGTAGGCATCGATCCTGATGAGGTGCAGATTGCGATCTATGACGATTTGGCGCGGATGCTTAGAGAGGGCTCTGTTCCCGAAGATGCTTTGGCCAAGATGCGCGCTCAAGGCCTTCCGGTTCCTGTTAAACTGACCACGGGTCAGACTACCGGAGACTTGGAGCAGCAGCTCTTTGAGGACCTCGCCTCTAAAGGCGTTTATGGCGATAGAGCCAAAGAAATCATAACTGAACGATTCGCGGCCCAAGAAGCAGCAATTGAAGAGAATATAACCGCCATGCAGCAGATTATTGCTAGAGGCGGCCCCACCGTTGCGCGTCAAGAGGGCGGAGCGGCGATTCAGCAGGCTCTTTACAATGCAAAGAAGGCAGCTCGAGACCGTGCGGATAAGATGTATGAATCAGCTAGGGAGCTGGGACAGAGTACCTACCTTGATCCAAATTATGCCTCTGGCTTCGGAACAACCATTGCAGAACAGGTAGGGAAGAATTTCGATCCACTGGCCATCCCTGTAACTGACTCCATAATGAAAAACCTGAGCGACGCCTTTGAAGAGGGCGTGGGTCTGGAAAGAATACAAACCTACCGGACCCAGTTGGTCAATCAGGCTAAAAACGGTAAAGGTAGTGATGCACAGGCTGCGCGAGAAGTTCTGGGGCTCCTTGACGACAAACTTTACGAGATGGCAGACGCTAATCTCCTGTATGGAAATGCTGAGGCGGTAGGCGCTTGGGCTAATGCGATTAAAAATTATCGCGGGTTCAAAGAAACTTGGAACAGTAAGGGCGGCATTTTAAATACCCTGACCAAGAGAGTAGTCAAGGATGGAGTCCGAACCTTTGAAGTCGCCCCGCAGGCGGCTGCACAGAAGGTCCTTGGAGCCACGTTTAGCGGTCTGATTAGTAAGCCAGAGGCGATCCGAACTCTGAATACGCTCAAGAACCAGCTTCCTAAAGCTGAGTGGGACATGTTCCGGCAGGAAGCGTTTATGCTGATCTCCGATGGGATTCAGTCAACAGCGACAGGCAAAGCAGCCAATAAGTTTCCACGAGAATTTCGTGATGCCAGAAGAAGAAACCCTGAACTATTAGGAACCTTATTCGAGCCAGAAGAGATCCAGATGATGTCTGATCTGGCCGAAACCACAGCGCGCATAACGAGGACTGAAAAGAACGCCTCTAACAGTGGTGCTACGATTGGAAGCATTCTCGGTAGGCTCATGAGAATCATGGGCTCGACTAACATCTACAACGCTGTAGGTGAGTGGATGTTTGTAAATGGAGCCCGAACTTCTTATGGCAGGTCCCGAGCTGCTTCCGCAGTCACTGGCCAGACAACCGGCAGACGCAGACTATCTGACAGTATCACGCTAGGCGGTGGTGCAGTTGTGGGCGGGACACCTGAAGTAGAAGAGGAGGAGGATGTCGAAGTCAGTGTACCACTGGCGGCTGCCCCGCAGGCTCGTCGGCCTGCACCTCCGACTCGTGGACTGCCAACTGGCGGAGCGCCAACGCCTGCTCCTGCTGCACCCCAGATGGCCGAAGCCCCCAGTCCCACGGACCAAGGGCCATCTCAAAGCAGGCAAATGTTAGCCGACCTTTTTCCATTCGATCCCACCCTCAGGGTCGGGTAGCAACTTATTGACCACCGCTGATCGAAGGATAGTGTAGATATCCTGAAAGCCTCTACCGTGGGGCTTTCGGTAGTGCTTCTTGAGCCACCGGCAAGTCGGGCCCTTTGAATACTGCACGTGGTGGCTCACCTCGTGAGCCACGGTTATCCAGAGTGACTGGTCCAGAGTCTCGCACCACCGTCCACCGATTACGGGGCACTTGTTGAAGGTGTCATACTCCTTCTGGAAGTGCTTGCCTTTCTTGTGCTGCCAGTATGACAGGTTGATCTGAATCACATTCCGCCCGCCATACGTGGCCCCGTTGCACCACCCCTTGTCGACAACTCGGGTAATCTTGAGAGCCCGATCCACGTCTTCCTTAGTGATGTCGAGCTCATACTTCTTTTTCTTGAGCTCATTCATGCACCGTCGGACCATACGCTTGATCTTGGCTTCATTTTTCATCGGCGTCTCCTTTCTCGGGTTTACCTTTTGCTTTCTCAAGCATCGCTAGGACTTCAGGGCTCCAGCCTCCGCCAGCTCCCACGTCAGGATCATCTTCCCAATAAGGTTCTTCATAGTCTTTATTCATAACTGTCTCCTTTCTCATCAACAAGGACATTGTAACACAAAGTAGTCTAATGTCAAGCGATCATTTTAAAATAAATTAAAATAACTTAGTATAAAGTAGTTGACAATGGGCTATGAATAGAAGATAATGACCTTGTACTGAGAAAGGAGAGCACTAAATGAAAAAATCTGATTACTTTATCAAGAACCCCACGGTCCGTAAGGTTAAGAACCGTGGGTGGGCTCCTGTCTGGTATCACAGCGACTTCGGTTGGACAGCAGGCTGGGTTTACAAAGAGGGGACCAAGTACCATCACTTCTACTCGCCGACTCTGGGAAAGAAAAGAATCCCAAAGACAACGAAGCTAGAGGTCATTCAGAAGTAGAGGACTCCTGTGATTCAAAAAACTGGTCAACTCGTCTCAACCACGTATCCTTATATTGCCGGAACTCGCGTCCAGCAGTCGAAAACTCAGCAGTCGAACCGTCCCGAACTGCCATCAGAACCACCGCGTTGTCGATCTTTGTCCCATGCAGATAATCATGAGCAAGTGCATAAGCTGCGAGCTGGCA